CATTTGGGCCATAGCTATGAACGCAAAGCGATTAGAAGAAGGAAGTGAGTACGCTGAGTATGACGCAGACGGAGACGGCATCGTTACGGATGAAGAGCTACAGACGAGCAAGGATTTGCAAGAACTGCGGCTACAGCATGAACGCGCTGACGCACAACGAGCTATGAGTTGGTTCGCCTTATGGGGAATGCTGCTTTACCCAAGTCTGGTTGTCGGGTCTGAGTATTTCGGCCTCAGGCAAGCTAGTTCAATTCTGGGTGATATGGCTGCGGTGTATTTCGTGTCGGTAGCAGCCGTGATCTCAGCCTTTTTTGGTAGTCAGGCTTGGCAGAACAGGAGCAACGGCAAATGAGTTTGGTTGGACAGCTGATAGGCCCAGTAAGCGGGCTGCTAGACAAGTTCATTGAGGACAAAGACCAAAAGAACGCTTTGGCCCACGAGATTGCGACCATGTCGGAGAAACACGGTCAGCAGATTGCGCTAGAGCAAATCGAGGTGCTGAAGCTAGACGCCAAAGGGAATTGGTTTCAGTCGAGCTGGAGACCCTTAGCCGG